ATCCAAGCGAACCATACTCGAATGCCGACCTTAAGTGACTGTACGCATCGTGGCGTGGTTTCATGTCTTTTGAGTTAATGACAGTCGTTCCTCCCTGCTTCATCTCTGCATACTGAGAGTTGACCATACAAATGTTGAGATACTGTGTCCTAGGATTCTTATTAACGAATAGACCTTCTTTCATGACCATCTTAGATGCCTGTATTCTTTGTGTAAACATCTTCCAAGCGTCTTTGAAGTTAACGAATATGCCATGGTTTCTCAACACATCAATAACTGTTTGGTTCACAACTTGGTTTCTAAACCTTCCAGCAGGATCTCCAAAGTGAGTTCCCCGTGGCCATCCTCTATGTGCTTCTACGACCTCTAAATCTCTTCGGTTATACCCATAGCCATCAGAAGGAATTATTCCCGCAACAAACGGAACATAAAAGTCTATAGTCTTGCCATTATTCTTATAGCAATCTACTATCCTCAGCTTCCCATCCTCTTGCCGTTGCCACCAAATTATCGCTGTGTCATCAGTTGCCCCAAAGTCCCATGATACATACAATGGGAATCTATAATCGAATGGATAGTCTCCATATGTTACAAGATCCCACTCTTGATATACTCTTCCTCTCTGAGACTTCTGATATGATATATCAAGTTCCTGTGCAATGTTTTCATCAGTCCTTCTAGATTTTTCATAGTCATACCAAAGCATATCTTTTAGCGGGTGTGCCTTCCAGTGCATTGTCTTAACATCTATGCCAGAATCTCTAAGTTGTGCAAATGAGTTATAACCAGCTGGAGTTGAAACCGTAATACGACAGTTGGCGGTGTCGGCGCAAGAGTCCCATGCTTCTTGGAAGTACTCCCAATGTGCTCCCTCATCAAAGAATGTAATAGAACGCCTACTTCCTCTGCCGAACTCTGCGTTCATGGTATCTCCTTTGATAAGATTGTTGTTACTGGGATTGACAAGTTTCATGCTTGTCCTGTGAGTCTTGTGGTTAAATCTCTTAGGAAGCATCCACTGAGGAAGGTTAAATAACTGATAATCTAACATACCGAAAAGCGAATCCTTAGTCTTGTTGTCAACTAAATCCTCTTTATATGAGCCTATAAGAGCATTGAAGTTTTCAGAGAATAACCATCTCCAAAGGAATAACGACATCGTAAGCCAGGTCACTCCCATCTCACGAGATTTCTCAACTAAACCATCTTTACCTATTTCGATGTGTTCATTGAGCCAAATAGCATACTCCTCCTGAAAGGGGTACATTAAGAATGGAAAATGATACTGCTGGTACTTATCGTTAGGAGTCCAACAGAAGTTATTTATAAAGAAGAGAGGATCCGCTTTGCATGCCGCTATCGCATATACCCTAGATTCTGCACTTCTATTACAAGCATCATTTATCTTAAGGCGAGTAACAAGTCGTTCCTTGTACTCTTTAGTTTCCTGATATTGAAGAAGTAGCTGCTCACGACGTTCTTGTTCTGTCATTGTTCCTCTGCTTGGGCTAACGCCTCCCGCAGTTTAAGAAGTTGGGTGATAGCCTCCTGTGAGGTAATATCACTGTCAACCTTGGCCTTTATCGCTATATGCTCAGTAGCCTCACCCTTCATGATCTGGGCCTTGTCAAACGCAATACCAGCCATCTTAGCCAAAGACATGAGAGATTCCTGCCTAAACGCCTTTCTATGCTTTACGAGATAATTGAGCTTTTCATCCAAGAGAACCCACGCCTTTCTTTTAACGCCTATAACAAGGTCTTTGTCGCTTAGCTCCCCCGGATCCTTTGCCAGTTCCATGAGTTCATGATGTTGACCCTTCCTTGACACCATGCCCTTTTCTACGAGTTCTATTACATCCTGGGATATGGCAAACTTAGCTGGATTTTCCTTAACATCCCTATAAATACGGTTTACAACATTTATTATCTGAACCGGCTTCTCAAAGTACTTATCAAGCCCAAATTCCACTCCAGCCCTATATTGGCTCATGTTGGCCAGGAGTTTGAAAATGGCGTGTTTTTGTGTATCTGTCAGCTTCTGCATATTGTCGAGTGAGGACATTCCCCGTAAAAACCCTTAGCCAAGTTACAGTTATGACATAAAACTTGGAATATAGGCGGAAAACCGTGTTTTATAATCCATAAATAGAGCTTGACTCCATAACCAACTTCCTTTCTATGCTTGTTGCCACCACCATCTATATGATCTAAACAAAGAAATTTAATCTCTTTTTCGCCACAACAGGTACACTGAATTAGACCACATGAATAAAAACTGAGGACAGTCAACCGCAACCTTTTACTATATTCTTTATGACCCTGCCTCATTCTCGTTGCGTTTTCTTCTACACCACGATATTTCTTGTAATATTCTTTTTTGTCAAACATATGGCCAATTATACTTGTCCTTTGCTTATTATACCACAAATCAAGGGTTTTGTCAAGCCCTTGACAAAAATGATAAAGTATGGTATAATGTAAACAGTTGGTAGGACAAAACACCACTAACGCTGTAGTATCGGATTCCACCATAATCCGACAAGGAGAAGGGCAGAGTCAGTAATCCTTGTTAAAAAAGACTGACGATAGGGTAAGACCCACTCGTTGCAAAGTATAGTGAATTGCTCCGCTTTGCAAAAGGTAGCCGAACAAGCCTTTGGACTCAAGTAGGCACAGGAACGAAAGGAAAGCCAAGAGAAAATGGGCACACTTTCCTTAACTCACTTCTTCATAATTCTGAAGGATATGGGATAATAGTATCTAAAGAAATATAAAGCTGTGCATAGCACAGCGTCCGTGCGCTAGCACGGTTCTTCTCTTCTCTTTCTGTTCCCCATCCGATTACCATAACTATATTTAAATACCGAAATAAGATATTTAATATGGGCATAAAGCCCATAACTGAAGAATAAGAGTTCTTGTAAGGGGGAGGGGATCTAGTAATAAAGAACGATCACTTCCGGGGAATAATTTAAATATGAAATTTTCTACGGGGGTAGTTATATATAGTTCTCCCCTCCTCCCCCCTACCCCTGTTGATAACTTGTGAACCATATCGGCCTTGACATGGGGATAACTCTACTTGACAAGAAAAACGCCCATTATATGCTTATGATAGGTCGAAAGGGTTAATAATTAAATACTATGTTAAAAGCTAAGCTAATGTATAAACTCATACATAGAGAAAACTCCTTTATCAAGGGAGTGGGAAAAGAGGATAACAAGCTCGGCGCAATACTCATGGGCGTAGTGGTATTGGCCGGGGGTGGACTGCTTGCCGTTCTCTATGATACGATAGTGATGATCGGGAAGTGGTAGAGGTTCGATCAAAGGAATGGCCGCGCTGTGAGGGGCGCGGTCTTTTCTTTTAAAAAGACGTACCAAGGTACTCGGAGAGATAACAACGTGCCTTACAGGGGATTGTAGAGGCGCGTTTTTGATGGGAAAGGGGGATTTATGCATACCGGGGGGATTTTGTTTTGTGGGGGAGGGGGGAAGGAGAATTAGTCATATATCTCATATTCCCCATTCCACTATCTTTCTTCCCCTTCTCCAATTCTCTTCCTCTTCATGTTTCCTCCCACCAATCCTACGCCATTCATGGAGATCCTCTTTCCGCTTACTCACACTCTTCTACCCATTAGATTATGGGTATCAATGTATTACCCCCTTACTTATCTCTTGTCCTGGGGCATTGTAGGGGGCTTCTTTTAGGTTCTTGGGCGGTTTTATTGATTTATTGACATTATCTCCCTTATATGGTATAATGGATTAGTCGCTCCTTATTCTTCCGGTTTCGCCTGATTCTTGCTTGTAAAGATTGACGGCTTTTCAATATGTGCTATACTTACGCTATTTTGTCCGGGGGTAGGATGTGCATAACTTGACTTGTAGGGGATCGGGCATGGTAGGATAATAAGTTTATGCGGTTTTGGCCGCATTGTCCGCGAGGACATAACCGGGCCGGGTAGCGGATGGCCCGTGCTCATTGAAAAATGATAACAATAGTAAAGGTAGGGTACTTCCATCCCTCTGCCGCTAACTGGGCTTACGGCGTTTGGCTGATCGTGGATGAAACTGGTGCAAAACTCTATAAAGAGACGTTTGGCGGAGATAGTATCACGATCTCCACACTAAGATCAGAAGGCATCAAAGCAGAAACGTATTTTTTGCCTACGATCGGGTTATTCAGGGGTCGTGATGCAGTAAAAATGCCCGACATAGAAACCTACACGGGCAAGAACTACGACCGATGAAGCTGATTAACTACAATTATGGCTACATGCCGGCGTTTGGTTGTTCAATCCACGGGAGAATAACAATGAGCCGCCGGGAATGGAAAAAAGCTATAATGTTCTGCTTGAAAGGATCGCGGCGATGGTTGCCGTCTTATCCGTGGATTGCACGGATATTGCGCAAGGACATCAAACGAGGGATGAAGGTAAAGGGCGGCACGCTCTACAATATCCGCGTACCAGCTACGGAAGTTATAGCGTCAAAGTATGGACTGAAACGCTATAAGCGAGCTAACTACTCAATCCTTGTAGTATGAAGCTCTACGCTACAGTATCGAGCGAACGCGCTACGAAAGGACAGGGAGGGAATGACTTTATCGCTATCCGCTTAATGTGCGGAAGCGCGAAAAGTCAGAAGCAAGCGGGATTCATTGAAATGCGGCTGATGAATGACGAAAAGTATTGTCAGGTATCTTTTCAAGACCCCAATAATGAAAAGGTAATCATCTGCACAATAATCCCGATGGACGAGGCAAAAGGCGAAAGGCAAAAAGGCGAGCCAACAGGAATATGTGCAAGTTGTGGACGTGATACATACGGCATAACTTGTGAGCATTGTTTCCCGTTAAAATAGCCAAAAAGCGAAAAGCCGACACAATACATCCGCTTGTGCCGGTTTTTTGTTACCCTTCCGACAAGATTACGGCAAGATCACCAGACATCACGGGCGCTTTGCCCCATAATCCGCTCACTTAACCGAAACAAAACATTCAACATGAAAGAAATAACCAAAGAGGAAGCGATGAAAGCAGAGGGTCACTAGCCAAATCGGTTACCGGTGTTTTGATTTGGAAAATTATTTTGATTGGTGAAGGTGTTTTGGTTGTTCGTGTTTTTGAGCTTTTTGAACATACGTCTTGATATCAGGTAATAGAAAGTGGAAAAGAAAGCGCCAATGAGCAAAATCAAAATGAGAATATAAATAATATTGTCTCTAATAAATTTGATCGTCGTAAATGGACGGTAAACATCAATGGCCGCATCCCGGATATTGCCGGCATTGTCTATGGCGCGCACAATCACTTTCAAGTTTGAATCTTTTGAAAGCGGTACCTGAAACGGGCTTTCTGCTTGAATGAAGACTGGCGATTCGGTTGTCGGTTCGCTTTTGTTAATAATACCGACTTCATATCGGTTTATCCCGGAAAGATTATCGGTCGTAAAGAAAGAAACCA